TGTCCACTGGTTCAGGTAAAGCCGCCGGAAGGTGTTCTGAAGTGCGGGTTGGACCTTCGCTTGCTCGCAGAGGGTTCGCATCTCCTCGAGCGAACGGAAGTCAGCCAGCGCCGGGTTGGCGGCCCGCCACACGGCCTCGTCGGTCCAGTCGGCATCATCGGGTGCGGCGTAGATCCTGGCGAAGAAGGTGGGATCGTTGATCACGCCGTCCAGTACCTTGCGGGCGTACTCGTGCAGCTCCCACGCGATGCTCTGGCGGTCGAAGCCAGCCGTGGTGATCGCAATGATGAGCGGTTGCCGGCGGGCGCCGGTGGAGGTCACCAATACGTCCCACAGGTCGCGGTTGGGCCAGGCGTGCAGCTCGTCAGCGATGATCGCGTGGGCGTTGAATCCGTGGGCAGTAGGAGCATCAGCGGCTATGGCCCGGTAGACCGAGAAAGTCCTCGGGTCGACGATACGCTTCGTCGATTCGACCACTTTGAGACGGGAGCGGAGGTACGGGCTCTGGCGTACCATGCCCGCGGCAATGTCGAAGACCAGGCTCGCCTGATCACGGTCAGCGGCCGCCCCGATGATCTCCGCTCCCGGCTCGCCGTCGGCCACCAAGAGGTAAAGCGCAAGGGCAGCGGCGAGACTGGTTTTCCCGTTCTTCCTGGGTATCTCCAGCCAGCAGGTACGGTACTGGCGCCGGCCGTCGGGCAAGAGCGTGCCAAAGACAGCCCGCACAACCTCTTCCTGCCAAGGTCGCAGGTTGAAGGGCTTGCCCGCCCACTCGCCCTTGACGTGGGTCAGCAGGTTTATAAACCGTACTGCCCTTTCTCCCGGATCCATCCGCACCGCTATCTCTCCTCCAGCAACCGAGCCATCTCGTCTTTCGTCTCCTGCGGCACTACGTCGAGGGCCCCGCGGGAGTACGGATCAAGCCCGAACCGCTTCGCCCAGGTCTGCGCCGCCGCCCGGTAGGTCTTCGCAGCGGCCACCGCTGGGTTCTGAACCGGCCCGTGCAGGCCGTCTACGACCAACCCCTCGGTCTCGATACGCTCCTCCGCCTGTTGTAGCCGGTGCAAGCACACGCAGAGGTCAGCCAGAGCCGGCAAGTCGGCCTCGGTCAAGAGCCCAACCCTCTGGAGCACCGGCGCGAGCATCTGCCAGAACCGGCGAGCGCCCTCGGGCATCCCCGGCGGAGCCTCCGGCCCACCGGTCGCCAAAGGCAACTCCGCCACCGCTTTCACCGGCCGGCGGCCAGGATTGCCTTCTAGCACTGTCAACGTTGCCGGCTTGCGCCTTCCAGAGGATCTACTTGCCATGGAAATCGCCCCCGAAAACCGGTTCCGAAAAGGTGCACGCGTTCAGAAACGACCCGGCGGCCGGTCTCCGGCCCTCATCGCCAGAAAAACCGGCCTCGTCCCTGCCCGTCTCGCCCATGCGCTGCCTCGCCCCGGTATGCAAGCTCCGGTGGTGCTCGTGGCAGACCGGTACGAGATTGTCGACCGTGTTCGTCCCACCCTCGCTCAGCGGCCGCAGGTGGTGGAGCTCCGCTGCCAGGGTGACCCGCCCTTCTTGCTTGCACAGCCGGCACAAGGGCTCGCGGGCCAAAATCGCAGCTCGCAGCTCGAAGTAGTGATGGTCATAGCCCCGCTCCCTAGGAGGAGTGCGGAAACGGCCTCGCTGCCGCTGGCGTTCGCCCTCGAGCTGGTGGGTCTCGCAGTACCCGTTGCGGGCTGGCGTCTGAAGGTACGGGCAGCCAGGATGGCGGCAAGGTGGCAGAGGCAAGGTCGGCATCAGACGGTCACCACCTTTGCCAGCACTTCGAGCCACCGTTTGCGCCCTTCCCGGTCCAGGACGGCCTGGACCTCCAGGCTCTTGCCGCCGTGCAGTATCCGCATGCCCGGCTCTACGTCGGGCCGGTAGCGGATGATCACCCGGTGGTCAGACTGGGCAACGGTCTGCTGGGCCTCGAAGTAGAGCCGGCCGCCCAGGGCCTCCACTAGCGCCCAGACGGTCGCAATGGTCCGCCATTCCTTTACCGGGTCGCCCCACTCGTTTTCCGTGGTGACCAGCTTCTGGAGCTCTACTCGATGCCTGAGTAGCCCAGCCCGCATGGTCAATCACCTGGCCCTTCGTACAGCCGGCGCTCCGGCCACAAGAGAGCTCGAGCTCCCATGCTCAGAGCGTGAGGAACCTCTCTTGCGACTGTTTCGTCCTCACGGTTTTCATAGAGCCCACCCAGGATAAGGAGCAGGGCGGCCTTTGCATCCTCTGGTACTGCGGCCGCGTCACCGTAGCCAGCCACAAACTCCACAGATACCGGCAGCCCGGGAGCCAGCGCCTCGGTCGGCCAGGCCTGGAGCGGTACGACCGAGGCGGGCTCTCCGGTCAGCGCGCTGTAGGAGGCGGAGGGGATAGTTATCTCAATGCCGTCCGCCCGGGTATAGCGGATGGCGCTAACTGCTTGCAGGGGTGGAAACGGGAGGACTATCGGGCCCTTCGGAAATCGCTCGAGGCGCAAGCGGTAGGTCCGGGTAACCCAGGCGCGTCCTTGGAAGGACTCGCACCACCGGCGGGCCGCTCCGATGAGACGGGTTATAAGGGCGTCGTCATCATTGCCGTCGACCCGCAGGTGATTCTTCGCCTCGGCGAGCGTCACCGGCTCGCTGGCTGGCGGTACTAGCGTCTCGAGCGTCCACTGCATGATGCCCTCGCCCCCCCATTCAGGGTACTAATGGAACGCGTGTTTGTCAAGCAAAATTCCTTGACACCCTGGGTGGTGGACGGTTTCTGGCTGCCACCCTTGTAGCCATCCCACCTGTTCCCCGCACCGGATAAGCTCGCCGCAGTAGCAGCACCGCGGCCGCCGGTGCCATACGAGCTCGAAGTCGATGAGGAAACCGAGCGTCGCCACGAACGGCCGGCGGCCAGGGCGTTTAGTGCCTTGTTGAGTCACGGACGGACGGACCTTCACCTCGAGGTCACCTCCCCAAGCTCCCGAGAAACTCCTCGATGAGCTCGCGGGCCTCAGCCGCAAGCTGGAGGTCCTCGGCGTCAAGGGTCACGCCGGGCCCTAGTTGGGGGTTTCCCTCTCTGTCCTTCCACCGCTTGAGGAGCTGGAGCTTGCCCGCCTTCGGGTAGTAGCGGACGGCCAGCCGCTGGGTCTCGGCCGTCTTCGGCGTCTCTCGCTCCCAGTACGGCGCGCCACGGTAAAACTTCGCCATGTCAGCTCACCTCGCTATTTTCCGGCGTTTTGCGGTGTTTTGCGGCCTGACACTTCCCCGCGGGGACTTGCGGGGAGTCGCGGGGATCTCTAGTCGTACACCAGCGAGCACACCGCCGGCAGAAGACCGATGCTCCTGGTAGCACGTCCGCCAGGCGGGTGCCGCACTTCGAGCAGCGAACGGGTATCAGAGCGTCTCTCACGGTTTTACCCCCCAACTGTTTCCAAGTAGTCCTCAGCCACGAACGCCAATAGCCCGTCATCGAACCTCACCGCCGCAAACGTCCCGTGAGGGCCGGAGCGAAAGCCTGTTGCGAGCACAACCCCCTGGCCAGGGCAGGCCGAAACCAAGGACCGCACCCGGGCACCGGGCGTGAGCCCTCGGCTTTCACCGGCCAACATACACAGCAGGTCGGGCTTGTATTTGCGCATGGCGTCTAGGAGCTCGGCCGTCAAAGCCCCGGGCGGGGCCTCGTAGCGCAGGCGGTCAGCCTCGGCCGACAGTCGCACGTCGCGGCGGTTCAGCTCGAGCAATACCTCGGCAGGGGTCATACATAGCCCACCACCCAGCCGTCTTTCCCTGCCTCGCCACGGGTGGCGGACCCGTCACGACCCGGCCCGGCCTGGCGCACCTCGCCGTCGACGGGTGGGGGTGGAAGATCCGGGGTGAGACGCGGTGAGACGCGACTCACGCCATTGTTCTCTTCGCTTTTCCCCAGCCCGTTCGCGGCTGGCGGATCCGGTGGAGCTTCATCCATCACGCGCGCGTACAATGGATCGAGACGCGTCTCATCGCGTCTCAGTAGCCCGATGCCCTGATACCAGCGACGCTGCTGGCCATCTTCCCGCGGCCGGACGATCCGCAGGCCAGGAAGGGCTGCGTGCAGGTCCCGCCCGAAGCTCTGCTTGGTTCCGCGGTTCTCCCGGCCGTTGGCCTCGCACCACGTCCGCCACGCTTCGTACAGGTCGTCGGCGGGCACCCGGTAGGCGGAGCCGATGACGCACATCTCTCGGACGAAGGCGGTGATGGGCGAGGAAAGCTCCATCAGCTCCCTGGCGACGTCCGCGCTCGACGCTGGCTGGACGAAGTACCCCCGCTCCCGTAGCCGGGCGAGGCCGTCCAGCGCCCAACTCAGGATGCCGGGAAGCTCCCGTAGCAGCCGACCCGTGAGCGAGGGGTCCTCCTTCCCGAGCCAGCTCCTGGTGAGGCGCAGTACGATGAACCGGTTCGCCAGGGCGCCGGACGTGTCGGCCAGGCGGGGGAGTTCGTTGGTCAGGATGACGAGGCGGGTCGGAAGCTGCCCGGTCCAGTGGGGCTTGTATTTGCGGTCGATGGTGATGGCGTCCTCGCCGGTGATTGACAGCAGCCGCTCGACGATAGCTTGCTGGTCAGTCCTCCCGGATAGCCTGGCATCGCTAATGATGGCGAGTGGTTTGCCGATGAGCGGGGCCAGCCCGAAGTTAGTACCGAACGCACTGAGCGTCGGCCCGGCGACATTGACATGCCCCAGGAGCCCCCGCCACACCCTGGCGATAGTCCCCTTGCCGGAGCGGGGAGGGCCGACAACGAGGAACGCTTTCTGCAGCGACGTGTCGGCCGTCAGGGTGTACCCCATCGCCTCCTGGAGCGTTTGGATCGACTCCACGTCGTCTCCCCAGAGCTGGCGTAGGAAGTTCAGCCACTCACTTGGCTCGGGCGCCTCGGGGTCGTAGTCAAAGGGCAGCGCAAAGGTATTGAAGAAGCGCGGGGAGTGCGCCAGCAGGGTACGGGTCAGGACATGCAGCAGCCCGTTGCGACAGGCGATGATCTCGCCCGCCGGGTAGGGCGGTACTTCATCCCCGAGCCATGCGGGGGCCTGGACCGAGGCCTGCAGGTGGGTGACGGCCTTCAGTGCATCGACCACCTGGTCGACCTTGCTCTGGTTAGGATTAAAGGGCGCCAGGTTACCCTTGTCGTCGAAGTAAAACCCGGCTTCTAACCATT